GGGAAACAGTAAGACACCCCAGCATTAGAAACGGATACTAGTGCAATTCCAAAATGAACATAAGAGAAGTTTACAACTACTTATTCGGAGAAGGTTCAGCCCAAGACCAAACCGAAGACGAGTTAAGAAAACAAATTGAGAGCCTCGCTAAAGTGCTCGAACAATCGCACAAAATCAAAGAATTAATGGCACAACAGCCACAGCCAGGCGACACACCAACAAAAACAAAAGAGGAATTGAATTATGTACGAGCCAAAGCAACTGCCGAAACATTAGAACACCTGGCAGTGATAGATGACAAAACATTACCACCGAGTGTAGAGGATGGATTAGCCTTCTTAAAAACCAGGTGTGAAGGGAAAAAGGTAGACCACACATACAATGCATACTGTGCGTCAATAGTTAGACAGTACCTCCAGACGAGGAAAAAAACATCCAATAAAATGGAATATGCCATCATGAATTCCATAATGAACATCCATTTAATAAACTTAAGACCACAGTACGACTATGATCTACATGAGATCATGAAATACAACGATTGTATAAATTATGTGCAAAGGAAGACGTTCAGGTTATTCAATAGTATATATGAAATACCATTCACTCATATAAATTTGGAGCCTTTAAACATCACTGCGCTTTCTTTGTGGAATGCCCTACCCAAACCCCTATCGAAATTCCTGCAGGTATTACTACTAATCATAACAACTTATTTCGTAGTATCAGGTATTATCCTGCCATCCATAATCCATCTGACTACTTCTACTACCCACAGTCAGCCACCACCACCATTGCAGCCTATGCCAATCGTCACAGACCAGAGCGGTTGGATGAGTACGACAGCACACTATTTAACAACGACCGCATGCTACGCAGGTTCAAGTGTCGCGTACAGCCTTGGAGCTATGACGAGTACATTGAGTCGATGGATTGCCCCAGCAAGCGCCAGTTCTACTTGGATACCAAGTTGGATATGGAAGCCGGAAGAACCATCTCTAATAGAATCACTCCATTCACAAAGCTCGAAAAGATGGGAACAAATAAGTACAAAGCTCCACGACTTATTCAAGCTCGCCACCCCACCTTTAACTTGGCTCTTGGATGTTACATCAAACCACTTGAACGCGCTCTCAAGTTCCGCGATAATTTCGGCAAAGGAACTTATGACCAAATTGGCGCCAAAGTGGCACGCCTCAGTAGAAAGTATAAATACTACACTGAGGGAGACCATCTTACCTTCGATGCACACGTCACTGTGGAAATGCTACGATTATGCCACAGATTTTATTTACGGTGCTTCAACAACGACAGCAAGTTATTACGACTCTGTGGTAAAACCATACGCAACAGAGCTCTATCACGGAATGGTGAACGCTACACCGTCAATGGCACGCGCATGTCAGGTGACGTTGACACGAGTTTTGGTAACAGTATTATCAATTACTACATCATTAGGTCTGTTCTCGCTGACCTGCATCTCAGTGGCGATGCAATTGTCAATGGAGACGATTACATCATTTTTACAGACGTACCAATTGATGGCAGTGCAGCAACAACCGCATTCAGACGTTACAACATGGATACAAAGCTTCTTCCATCAAGTAGTAATATTCACACAGTTAGCTTTTGTCGTACTAAGCTATTTTACCACCCGGACGGTCATCCAACGATGGGATTTGATCCCGTACGACTCAAGAAGATCTATGGTTGCACTAACATAATGTATCCATTTGAAGATTACATGCAGTATTTAGAATTAATTCATCACGCAAATTACATGATCAACATAAACTCACCCATACACACCAACTGGAAACCATTACCTAAATTAGAGAGTAAGTTAAAAAAATATATGACGCGATCATTGGAGCGGGTATTCAATAAACAATTGTCAAATAAACCATATGACTATGACTATTTAACACCGTCATACATAGAGGCATACCCAGACTATGTGTACGACCGAAAAGTAAACATATTGTACACTAAGCCGAAACCTCCAATTGAATTTATAATTAACCATAATATTAAGGAAATATCACAATGTTAAAAAAAAAAAAAAAAAAAAAA